GAGGCGGTAGGTCTGATTATTCTCGCGCACCACGTCGGTCACGACCGTGATCATGCCGAAATACTGAAATCCGTGCCGCATGTAGTGCTCAATACAGAGCGCATGGAACGGCTCGATGGTCGGCATGCCCGTTCCCGTCGCATTGCCGAACAGAACGCGGTCTTTGACATGACAGGCAAATACGCGCCCGGGCTTTAGGATGCGCAGCAGCTCTGGGCTCAAATAGTCCATCTGCTCGAAGAATCGCGCCGTATCCTCATTGTGCCCGAAGTCGTTGTAGCTCGCCGTGTACTCGTAATGATTGGAGAACGGAATTGACGTGACAATCTCATCAATGGAGTTATCCGCCATCCGTTTTGTCTCCTCGATGCAGTCATTATGGATTGCCGTCCATCCGTCACCCTTTACCTCCACGCGATCAACTCCTATGCTTCGTCCCATCTCAGCCGCCGCCTGTGCGCCGCCAAGCCCATATTCTTTGATGATCTCCGCCATCTTTTGCGTCAGGTGATTGTACTGCGTCCACTTGTGCTGCAAGACCTTGAGTATTTCCTGCTCGCTGTCCATGTAGATGATATCCACGATGACCTTTTCCGGCTGCAGGAAACGGTGACAGCGGTGAATCGCCTGTATGAAGTCGTTGAACTCATAGTCAATCCCGAGAAAGATCATCCGGTGACAATGCCGCTGAAAGTTGCATCCACTTCCCGACAGCTCCTTTTTCGTGGCCAGCAAGCGAAACTTCCCATCGGAGAAGTCGATCGTGTTCCGCTCACGCACGTCCATGTCCTGCGATCCGTAGATTTCCCGCGCCTCCGGCAGTGCCTGTTTGATTGCCTTCCGCTCATCCTCGAGGTCGTGCCAGATGATAAAGTGGTCATCGGGGGCGGCATCGACAATCTCCTTTGCCTTTGCCATACGTATCTCAATGCTCTCACGCTTTTCACGCGCCGCCTCCTTGAGTCCCTGCGCCGCATCGTGGAATATCTTGATCTGGCCGTCCTTCTCCTCCGTCAGCTCTGGCGGTCGTCCCAGTTTGTGATAGCGCACCTCGAGTTCGGGCAGGTCGTAACCTGTATCGTCATAACCGAGGTTGGAGGGCTTTTGGATAAATAGTGCCCAGGTGGAGAGCCAGAGCCAGAACTCTTTCTCCTTGTGCGGGTAGAGCGTCAGATTGTTCGCCTTCGTGCTGTCACGTTTGAAAAACCGCGTGAGTGCTTGCCCTGTATCCATGATCTCAAGATAGCCCGCATAGTGGATGAGTTCTTTGTACTTGTTCGGCGATGGTGTCGCTGTGGATACGAGCTTGTACGGAACGCCGCGGAACTTCGAGAGAAATGTCTGATAGGTCTTGCTCCCGAACGAACGCAGCACCGCCGCCTCGTCAAGGCTTGTGCCCGCGAATGCGTCGGGGCGGATGTCGCCATCACGTACACGCTCATAGTTCGTGATCATGAGCCAGCCGGGCGCGGCGTCTACCTCCTCCATGTTGCGGACGTAGACGGGCGCATCCATGTGGAGGAGTGTCACCGCGTCGCGCATGAACTCCTGCTTGACGCCCAACGGGCAAACGATGAGCATCTTGCCGCCTTTGTGCTTGTGGATGAGGCGGCACCATTCAAGCTGCATGATGGTCTTCCCCAGACCAAACGCCGCGAATATGGCACGCCGTCCGCCCGCTGCCGCCCACTGTACCGCGTCCCGCTGGTGCGGCTTCAAAACGTCACTGATCTCCTCTGCGGCGATGGAGATGCCCGTCTTTTTGGCAATCACCATCTTTGATCTCAAAAACTCAGTATAATCAACGAGCATATCTGCTCACCTCCACAATCCTGCGAATCACATCTTCGCGCCCTTCTTCATCCATTCGTCATACACTTCTTTTTCCAGTATATCCTCCAATTTTTTTGTCAATTCTTTGTATGCCTTTACCCCCAATAGACGAATGCTTTTGATTTCCTCCGGTGTTTTTAACAGTATGTCACCAACCGTTTTTAGCCCCGCATCATGCAGTCTGTTGAACAGCCGGGAGCTAATATCAAGCATCTCGATTTTTACCGCTGACACCCCTGACTTATAGTCCAATATTCCGTCACTAAAATTTCTCTCCTCGTTTGCCCGCAATGGCCCCCACGGAATAACAGCTTTTGACCATGTTTTTACACGAACCTTGCCATTCCATATTTGTTCGGAACGCGGGCGGATACGATGCGGCGGCGTTGTGAGTCCGCAGTTCTCACATTGGACAATATACCCTTCCTTCCCAAGCTCATACATAATTCCTTTGCCACCGCAAAGAGGGCAAGGCTTTAGTACATCATTCATATCACCGCACCTCCCGAAAAATGATATTCTCTTTGCGCATCTTGTAGAGAAACAGCTTCTTGCGCAGCAGATAGTCCCGTGTCCGCACACCCTTGACCTCGATCACCTCAGAATGCCCGTCCGCAAACGTCACGAAGAAATCCGCCGTGTAGGTAATCGGCTTCTGATTCTTCCCCGTGTTGTCCTTGAACCCCGCAAGGAGCGTATAGGATGGCTGGAATCCGATGCGCACGATCTTGCCCGCCTGTTTCTGTGCGAGCAGTTCCAGATACACCTCCGCTTCCCGCTTGCTGTCAAACGTGTGGCCGCACACCGTTGTCTTGCGGGCGTTGTACTTGTTCGGCTTTTTCCGCTGCGTACGCAGGATGCGCATCACATTCCCGACTGCCTCCTGCGCCGTCGGGTCTTTTCTTTTGCATGGTGTGTATTCGTCCATGTCGCCGCCTCCTCAGTCGATGCCGAAGTACCCGCGTGCCTTGTTCTTCTCGTTCACGTACCGATGCAGTTCGCCGCGCATCTCCTCGTCATAACCGAGCGCATCAAGCCACGAGACGCAGACCGTGATAACGTCGGTGAGTTCTTCTGCAAGACGATCCTTTGCGTCGAGCACATCGCCCGTACCTGCGGCGGCGTTTTTACAAACCATTTCATAGTTTTCCGCTTCCTGTACAACCTCATTCGTCTCCTCAGACAGTTTCGCAATCCACGCCGTTATTTTCGCGTCACAAAACTTTGTGCACGGCTGCGGCTTTGTCAGATCGCATGATCGCAAATGATCGTGCCAAGCCCCTAATGTTTTACTCAGCCTTCTTCCATGAGCCTGCAACCTTTCAATTTCACCTTTCAAAGCGATAATCCCGTCCCTTTGTCGTGATACTTCCTCGTCCGTTTGTTCCAGCACCTCCAAGATGATTTCACGGAGTAGGTTATCCGTCCTCCCGCACAATTCATCTATGCGCTTTTCCTTAGCAAATTTAGCTTGTTCAATTGCGTTCATTTGGTATTTCATCTCAGCACGCTCCTCTCATGCGCCAGTCTGCGCCCCGTATCTCCACCCGCTCACACATCCCGTATATGCGTGACATAATCCGCTGCCCCTGCAGATCGTCAATAACGTTGCCGCCTCTATCCACCGTTGCCATGCGGCGGATGATCTGCGTCGGGTTGTAGTTGCTTGTCACAACGGTCTGTAGACACTCGTTGTACCTGTGGTTGACGATGCAAAAGAGCTGCTCGCCGACCCACTCCGTCATCTTCTCCGCGCCGAGATCGTCCAGTACGAGAAACGGCGCATTCTTCACCGCCTGCACTCGCTCCGACGTTCCGCCGCTCGCGAACGATGCACGGATATCTGCCATGAGGTCAGGCACAGAGGCAAAGAGTACGGGGCTTCCAGCCCTTGCACGCTCGTTTGCGATGATTGCCGCGAGCTTGGTCTTGCCCGTGCCTTTCTCACCGTGGAGAAACAGCCCCGTGATCTCGTCCGCGACCATCATGTGTGCTGCATCGACCGCGTCCTTGTTTGTCGCCGTGACAGTATAATCCGCGAACGTGTCCCCTTCGTACGCCCTAGGAATACGGGCAGAGGCAAAGAGTCGTGAGATGCGCAGACGCGCCAGACGGTTACGCTCGTGGCGGCATCGTCTGAGAGCGTGGCAGAACCGCCCATCATGTACTTCGACGACGGGAATCATGCCCTGAGAGGGTTGCTTGCAGACCTCTCCCGTGCACCCCTTGCACCGTTCCTGCGCACGCTCAATCTCCGCAATCTCCTCCCGATGCCGCCTGATCTCCTCCTCCGAGAGGTCGTAGTTTCCACGGAGGGATGTAGTTGCGGTCGACGTCTGCGAAATCTTGATACCGCGCTTCAAGAGCCTCGCGGCTATTGTCCCTGCCAGTTCCATGCTGTTTCACTCCTTTCCTCGGGGCTTTGAACCCCTCGCGCTTCCACCGCTCAAGAATCGCCGTGATATAGCGCAGATTGCGCCCGTTCGATAGTGCTGCCTCCTCGATGGCAGACGTTAGCCAGAGAGCACCGTATTCCCCCGTGAGTTCGATGAGATTGTCCCGCTCGATCTTTCCTGTGATAGGGTGGATGTTGTTCTCGAACACGCGCACCACTTCTGCAAGGTCACCGCCCCCCTCGCGCGTGCGCGTTGCAGCAGCTGCTTTGTCTATCTGTCTAGCGGTCTTGTCTTGTCTTCTTAATGTCGCAGTATCTGTCTCACATGTTGTCTCAGTATCTGTCGCAGTACGTGTCTCAGTATCTGTCTCACATACTGTCGCAACAGGGGTAGTCAATTTATACAAGGTCGTCTTTTTCCCGGCCGTTTTGAAATCAATCCACCCGAGTTGCTTCAATCTGTTCTTTGCTTTTGTGATGGTATTTACGCTTCCAACGTTGGTCATATCTTGCAAGCGACGATCAGAGCACCCGAACCACTCCTGAAACAGCAGATCATTGTCAATGCTCAGCAGCATTGTATAAACCGCTATTTCGATAGAGCCGATTCGATCGTCCACTGATGCTGCCCTTGCAAACATTCTGAACCGGTCAATCAGCGTCAGCACACCATTCACCTCACTTATCTATGGTCTAGGGAGCTTGCTCCACACAATCACATCATCATTCAGCATCTGTGAGAGTTCGTCGAACGCCCACATAACCGGGTAGACGATTTTTACATCCGTGGCTAATCCTGCTTCGCAGCAAACCACAATTTCATTCTCTCTTTTGCCCTCAGCATTCACAATAAGCGCCAGAGATGCGGAAGCGCAATCATCTTGGGATTCGCCTATCTCTTTCCGATAGATCACCCTGCCCTTGGAGTTTGTATATCCCGCAGTTTGAAACCCGTACTCCTGCAGCCGCTCCAAATCATTTACCACAAACAAATCTCTCACCTACCTATCTCTTGTATAATCAATCTCTTTTCCGTTGCTCATCAGGATTGTGATAGCTTCCGGATAATTGTTTGCGTAATTACATTTAGGATCCCCATTCTTGTTTGATGAAACGTATCGTGCTGACTTAATCTCCTTCGGAATCGTATGCGACGTTTCGCAAAGGCGTGCTTTCTCTTTGCTATCAAAATTTACACCGCAAAATTCACAGACATAGCGACGAATCTCTTTCATGACAACACATCCTTCCTGCTCTTTTTCCGCAGACCATACACATCCGCGATCCGCTCATCAATCCGCACGGGCTCAAGGAAATACCGCCGCAGAAAAGCCTCCTGCCCGATGCTGTGAATCTCCGTGTGGTGCTCCCTGCAAAGGGGAAGCGCCCTCATACCGATGTGGCAAATCTCCTTGCGGTTGCGCCCCATGCCGACAACACTGCCGTTACAATGATGCAGCTCCGCTTTCCTGCCACACACCGCACACCGCTTATTCATCAGACACGCCCACACATAGCGCGGGATGTCCTCTGTCAGCTGATACAATGGCTCTCCTACGTCAACACCATGCAGGAGGCAGAAGTCGATGAGGTATGTGATGAAAAGCCGCGCGGTCGTCATGTCACAGTTCGAGAGCGAGAATGTCCGCCGCAGTGTCTCTGCTTCGCCCACAAACATCAGCTTGAGCATTTCCTTCATCGCCTCGGTCGGTGTGTAGCCCCACCATGCGGCGATGTAGGAGATCAGCACATAGGCTTTTTTACGCTGGTCTGCTGATATGTGACGCTTATCGACAAGCTCCACACCGACAACGGATTGATACCCTTCCGGCTTTTTCTTGTCATGAGGGAACGGGACAAAGACGGTAATACCATCATCCCGCTCCTCCACAACATTACCTAAGAGCACCATACTCAGAACGGAATGTCGTCATCTTCAGTGCCGTATTCGCTGCGCATCTCCTGCTCAATACACTTCTTTTCCGGTACCGCAATTGCCTCGATGCCATCGATTGGCAGAATAGCGATGCACTTCGTCGAGGTGTAAATCTTGCCGTTGTAAACGTACTCCTCTTCGCGGAATTTACCGCCGAAGAGTTTGCCTGCAAGGCTCTGTTCATTCCAGTCCCATGTGTAGCCGGGATTGGATTTCTCAATGTTCTGGAGCATGCCCTTGAAGCGCCCTTGATGATCACCAGCCGTGAGCTGATAGTACATACCGCCCCATTTCGCATCAGCATTGCTTGCCTTGCGGCCCTCGTACTGCTTGCGGTAGTAGCCCATATACGGCCCACTCTCGATGTCAAAGGCAATCGTCAGCATCTCTGCGCCGCTCTTTGCCTCACCCAGCTGCACCTTCACGATACGGCACTCATAGCCCCCCGGCGGCAGAGGAATGTATTCCCCTGTTACGGCGGCTGTTGTGTCCCAGTCACTCGGTTTCTTCATCATTGTCATCATCCTCCTCATACTTCTTGAGTGCCGCGATCACCGCAGCCATGTCATTTGGAATTTCCTTTTCAAAACACTCCATCGGACTCTTTGCCGTAGAGTGGTCTGCCTGTGTCACAAAGACGTGCCGTCCATCCAGAGCTTTTGCCCAGAGCACCGTCGTAAATTTGGATTCGAGCACAATCTTGTCGAGCTTGCGTCCGCCTGTCTTGACATGTGTCCACTGGTAGCCACTCTCGTCATGTTCCGTGAGCGAGTGAGCGATGAAGACGACGGTCAAATTCTCGCGCAAGAGGTGTGCATCCGATACGATGTTCCACACACATTGCGCGAGGTCGACGAACTTATCGAATCCGCGTTCCTTCGCTCTGCGCATCTCATCATCCACCATGATTGTGGTAAGCCCATCAATAACGAGCGTGTCGAACTTATCTGCCCATTCTCCCTGCATCTTCTGATAGATAGCTTCGATGGTCGGGACGCTTGAGGTCTGCGTGTAGTTCTTCTTTGCGCCGTTGTACTGCTTCTTCCACCCCTTCCACGAGAGTCCCTTGCGATCAGCATCAACGATAAAGGTGCGCTCGGGGTCGAGTGTGCGGAGTGATGTTGTCTTGCCACTCCCACTTTCCCCATACACCAGAATTGCTCTGCTCATTTCGCCACCTCCACATAGAAGCTAGGTGCGCCTTGCGTGACGGTCATTCCCTCGATGATCTGACCGTCCGACGTGGCGACGCGTCCGTCCTTCATCTCGTTCAGTGTCTTCTTGTAGTCGCCCCAGCGCACGGATTCCTGCACCTTCACGAACGAATCGTCATTCTCTTTGACAAAGGCAAGGAGGGCAGGGGTTGTCGCTTCGATCTTCTCATCCCCCATCTTCCATGTCTTACCACCCGCACGGAAGCCGATCACGCCCGAGGGCAGCTTCACGGACTTCTTCTTACCGTCCGCGAGTTTCTCCACTGCCCATGTCTGTAACAGACCTTTGAGATATTCGTCGCTGCGATTAAGCTCTTGCAGCGAATCGCTCTTCCACTTCTCGTAGCGGTAAACCATTTCCGCGAACTGGTCATTGACGAGCTTCCGCGCCTTTGCGTTCTCCTCGAGTTTTTCGAGGCACCACTCTGCGCTCGCCTCATCCGTCACCGTGAAGCGTTCCTTCTCTTCCTGATATGCTGCAATCTGCTCGCTCATGATGCCAACACCGCCTTTCGTAACACGTCGAAGTTGCGCTGATGAGAGCTTGCGTTTTCCTTAACACGCCGCTCGTACTTGTTGTAGTGAAGCATGGAATCAATCGTTACGAGCTTGTCACCGAAAATACAGCCCTTGTCAATGTAGGTCAGCTCGATGTATGCAGCCCCTTTGCGCCGCCGCATGACTGCCGCAAGCAACGTGAGCCGCCCGAATGCTTCCTCAAGCTCCACAAGGGCTTTCAGCTCCTCGGGAAGCCGCTTCGGAATCTTCATCATCACCAATCCTCCTCGTCCATCTCATTCGCATATGCGTCAATCTGAACGCCGTCTGCATCCTCGAGGAGCTCGTGGAGATTCATGTCTTCTACAATGTCTACCGCCTCATCCTCACTCTCCGCAGTGACCTCAATCATCCCCTTGATTTCAAAGTCCACATTGTATCTCATTTGATTTACCTCCTCATCCGTGATATAATCACGGTATAGCTTTATTGCCTTGCGCCTTGAGCGGTTGCCGCCGCCTCGGGCGCTTTTTCTTTTGCATTGAGTTCGTCCACACGTATCTGTGCCTGTCCTTGTGTCCCGAAGGTATACTCATCCAGTTCAAGTGCGCCATTTACCGTGCGGCATGCTCGCCATATCGGCAGCGACGATGTATTTCGCTGCCGGCAGACCTCCCACTTCGTCATTATGTTTCCTCCTCGGCCTTCATGTTCAGTTTTCTCATCTGCTCGATCGCCTCATCTCTTGTTGCACAGAGCGGATAACTCAGCTCCTCTACGCCGTCCACCACGCGATATACGCGATGCATCGGGAGGATGTTGTCAATCATCTCGATGCGAGATGTCCATGTCGTCATCGCCATTCACCACTTTCGTCCGATGCAACCATCTGCAAGAAAGTTATAGCGGTAAGCAGGTGAGTCTGTTTGTCGTTCGATCTTCCAGCCACTTCGGCGATTATCTTAATCGCCATCGGAATAGTTTTGAAGGGATCTCCATGCACTGCAAACGTATCTTTATCATCTGTACTGACCGCAACAATGAAGTCCCCACCTGATTCGAGTGCCTCAATGGCTTTATCAAAATCTTCCTTTGTCATCCTTACTCCTCCTTCATGCGAACTCATACCAGACGAGTTCAGGGGTACGCTCCCATGGCTCCGGATTTGCGTCATCCGTTGTACCCCAGCTACGGAACAATACCGCCACACCTGATTCCGTCTTATAGACGACCTCTGCACTCTCCTTATGGAGAGCACGTCCGCAGTTGTGGAAGTCATCCCCCAACCACCTGTCGCCCACCTCTGATATACGCAGCTCAGCATAAGAAACCTCAACGGCCTCGCTCGCTCCGTTGTAGGAACTCCCCTGCAAAACGAATGCTGCAGCTTCTTTCACAACCTCTGTTTTCATTCCTGCTCCTCCTTGACCCAGTAGGTCATCTTGATCTCATCAAGCTCGCGGCGTGTCTGCCACTGTGTCATTTATCCTCCTCCTCACTCTTCACCCAATAGGTCAGCATCAAGCGATCCCCGGGATATATCATCCCGTGCCGTTCGAGCAGCCAAGGATTCAGTTCCTCTACGCCGCTCTTGTACTCAAGGATGTACCGGCGCGTGCCGGTATTCTTCTGCAGGTATGTCTCTGCGATGCCCCAGATGGTATCGCCCGGACGGACGATGTAGGTCTCTTCAACCAACACCACTTTCTTGTCGCTGTCGTCCCACGGATTCACGGCACCCGAGAAGAGGAGCGCTAGTCCCGCGATCACACATCCTGCGATAATTTTCTTGCCGTTCATGCAACTACCTCCCTTCTTGCGTTCTTCGGTCCTGTGTATGTGGGCAGATTCCTGATATACTGCATCACCCATGAACGACGAACCTTGCGGTCTCCATCCGAGGGGTCGATCGTCCAGACAATCTCACCTGCCGCCATCTTCGCCGAGACTGTGCCCGGTGTCATGGCGAGGATAGCCGCAACCTCCCTGCGGTTCAGCAGTCGCTCCTCCGGCTCTGGAACGATCTGCGGTGCACCCAGCTGCTCTGCCTTGAGCTTTTGCACCTCCTCGCGGACGACGCTGCGGATAATCTCCGCCAACTCGTCCCGCAGTACGTCAAATGGATTGCTTGCCATTGTGTCACCTCCTCTCGCGGTTGTTGCCCTCCTCCCCGCCGTGGTACAATGTCCACGAAAGGAAGTGTTAAAATGTCCCATGATATCGTTGTAATCATTGTTCAAGTAGTTTCCGTCGGTCTGACCTACTACTTCGGCAGAAGAAGTGTCATGAGTGACTTCAAAACCAAGGCTTTGAAAACTCGTTACGAAACAGCGTATGTCCCATATGTCAAACTTCTGTATCATGCACAACTGACAGAAGAAATCCGAGCGGATATTTCACTGCAGACACGCGGTGAATTGCTCAAACTCATCTCTCAAAACCTCGAACACTGGGAGGATACGACATTGCGTCTATATCCTGCGCTATACTCCGCATTTCTCAACCTTCTGGAATACGAGGATGGAAACGAGGAATATGGCAATGCCCCGAGTGAGTTTTACAAAGCCGTAAACACCATCACGGAAAGCATATTAGCTGATACCCAATCCATAGCACGAGAGCTGTATTTGCCGCCACTAGGAGCAGCTTTGTACGAAAACTACCGTCGCAACGGTCAAACGCCACCAGAGCCACAAGCATGAGCAACGGGTTGAGGCTCACGAGAAGCTCTTTGTTCACCCTCTCACCCCCTCTCTGCTGCGCGGATGCTGTGTGCCTCCGCGTCGTTGTTGTCCACCTCTCAGTGTGTTATAATATATTTACAATCTAGCATTCATTACACGGAAAGGACGATTCAAATGGATCCTGTTGTCACATCTGCACTCGTATCAATTGGTACTACTTGGCTAACCAGCGGTGCCAAAGCACCCGCACATACGCTAAACCTCCTATGGCAAGTAACATTAGGGCGATTTGACCCCCTGCTGGAAAAGATAGTTAGGGAGAATGTAGAGAAGTATGCAAAGGACATCGACAACGAACTGAACAAAATCCCACCAGAGAACATCAATCCTGAGCCAGACATCAGCCTCATTGGCCCCGCTTTGGAGGCCTCGAAGTACTACGTCACAAAAGAGAAAGCTCGACAGATGTTCGCCAAACTGATTGCTGCTGAGATGGACATCACCAAGTCCGATCAGGTTCATCACGCATTTGTCGAGATCATCAAACAGATGAATCCTTTGGATGCAAAGGTTTTATCTGTCCTCGATAATCCGACATCCTTGCTGTACTGCCTATTCCCGGCAAAAGACGATCCAGATAGTTCACAGGTGATATCCGACATATATCTATCCGACATATTCCCTGAGTACGATCAGGGTGTATCTCTTGCGATCGGAAACCTATCCCGCCTTGGACTACTTGATATACCAACGCGGAATATGGGCAGCGTGCATATCGGTGGTAACAACACAGATACGATTGAGAAATTCAAAAGGACACAGATTTTCACGACAATCGAACGTGATATCCAATCGTACTGCCCACCCGATACGAAGTGCCGAATAACAACGTATCAGGCCTACTTGACTCCTATGGCCTTCTCATTTCGGAGGATTTGCTTGTAAATCTCGGATCCTCTTGCAACCTTTTCCACATGAACAGCCCCATCTGCAGGGCTAACCACCCTGCAACGGTTACGTTGATAAGCGTAGCTACCAAGAACATCAGGACGAGAAAAATATAATGCTCCATATCCATCCCCTCACCTCCTCTCTTCTGTTAAACTTAAAGTTTATGTTGTAGGCAAAAAAATACAGTCTTTGTCAATCTTGTAGAGCTGGCACAATGCTGTGAAGTTACCCACATCAATGACCGTTTTCCCGTTCTCCCAGTTGACAATAGTCTGTTTGTTTTTACGTAAGAGTTTTGCAACCTCTTCCTGGGTCAGATTGGCATTTACACGGGCGGCTTTCAAGCTAATTTTCACTCCACGTTCCTCCCTTCATTTTTTCTGCCCTTATTATAAATCAACTAAAAGTTTATGTCAACACTTTTAGTTGATTTATTTTTATTTTCGTATTGTACTATTTTACTTTTAGTTATATAATGATTTATATAAACGAGGTGAGAGATATGCCCAACGAAAATACAATGAAAAAGACGTTTACTGATAACTTGAATCGTTTGTTACGAGCACGCGGCATCACGCAAGCAGAATTAGCGACCTATATGGAAGTAAGCAATACTACGGTAAATAATTGGGTAAAGGGCTACAAAGTTCCGCGCATGGATAAGGTGGATAAGTTATGCTCTTTTTTCAAGATAAAGCGCAGTGAGCTATTGGAGCAATCTCCTGCCCCCACATCCGACGATCTGCCCACCATGTCCCCCACCGGGAAAAAGATCGACGCACGTACGCGCCGCCAGCTTGAGAAGGTACTGGAAGACGATGAACTCACATACAATGGCGTAGTGCTCAACGCCGAGGACAAAGAAAAAGTAAAGAAGGCGTTGGAACTTGCTTTCTGGGATATCAAAGAGTTGAACAAGCGTAAGAAATAAGGGAAGAGAGAAATGTAGGGAGGTGCTTGTAGTGTCTCTGAATATCCCTTTACGTGTAAGAAATCTTGTTGAACGTCACGACACATCCGACCCGTATCGGATTGCAAAAGAACTGAACTGCATCGTAATTTTCGCCCCACTGCCGCCTACCGTCAATGGGTTCTGGAAACGCATCCTGCGCCGACGTGCAATTATCATTAACGAAAAACTAGAAGAGTGGCAACAAGCGGCAGTTCTTTGTCACGAACTCGGGCACATCGTATGCCATCCGGGATATGCGGCCTTCTCGATGCGGAACACATCATATTCCAATACACGCATAGAGGACGAGGCAGACGAATTTGCCGAATGCCTCATGGCCTACAGATATGATCTTGGTGAATATTATGTCAGCCGTTTCCTTGCGGATGGCTGGAGGTCATAGATAATTGAGGAGGTGTATGGTATGGCACAAGTCAGCCGCGAAGGCTTTGAACGAAATCGAACATACAACTATGTGACCCGTACGCCAGAGGAATTTGACTCGTTTCGCCACAAAGACGAAAAACAAATCAATCCACTTGGCTTAGACACCACGGGGACGTTTATCGCAGCTCTTATTCTATGCGTTTTTTTCGGTGCGATCGTCGCAAAAACGAAAAACTTCTTCATGAAGCTCATTCTTTGTTGTATCTTTATTGGTGTTGCATTGAAGCTTTTCTCCTCGAGTTTCGCATTATTCGCCCTAGGATCATCACTCGGGATGTTGTTCGGTCACCCTGATGAAGATTCGCCAAATCTAGGTGTAGGTTTCTTTATGGCAACTACGGTCATAGGTGTCATGTTGATGATTGCAGGACTGATCGGTTGTATTCGCAATACATTTTTCTAGGAATAACGTCAAGGAGGTTATTACCATGAAAGCTCTATTTCGTCTTACGCTTCTTGTCGTCGTTGCTCTCGCGCTATCCTCCGGGTCAGTGTTTGCCGCGACATGGAGATGGGTAGGTTCTGACGATAAGATAGGATTCTTTTTCGACACAGATGACATTAGATATGAATTACAGCAAAACTTATTTGAAAATCCAACGATTGACACATCAAGAATTACATTTTGGCTCAAAACGGTATATACGCCTTGGTACGCCGAACAAGTAGCCAATGATTTGCAAATGCCACACACACGAAACACAAGCTATACATTAACCCTAGAAACAATTCACTTAGGGCACAAGACAGCGACTTTTCATAAAGTAATGTACTACGATGAAAACGGGAGCTTAATTTATACACAGACTTTTGAGTATCCATTTATGCGTATTTTCGATATAGTTCCAGAGACTTGGTCAGAAGCAATCTTCAACGATGTACGTGATTACGCACGAATATTCCACAGCTCACTTATACGAAACACATATTACAGATGAGAGGCTATTATGATAACATGGATTATTTTTTGGGGACTTTTGGGCGGAATTATATTTGGACTTTGTATCCCGTCTGTCAAAACCGCATGGAGAGAGAAGAAATACATAAAGGCGGTTTTGCTTGCGCTATTGACCCTAGTCATCTTTTCCATATTTTCCGTAGTGCATTTAGAACTTCGCAACCGCCCATAATTGCAGTAACAGACATAGAAAAGACTCGAAGGAGTGACCACGATGCACGATCCAGTCCAATTAGCTGGCACAAACCTTGGGCAGGCGCTCGTACGCTAATTCAGATGGAAACATTAACTCTTTTCCCCCGCTTCCTTTTACGACAACACCTTTGGTGTGGATGCTGGAGGCAGAAGAGGATTGCAAAAATAATGTCCGTTTTCTATACCATCATTAAGGGAGGAAGAAAAATGAAACGATTATGCATCCCCATCATGTTGTTGCTCGTTTTGCTGAACGCCAGTGTTATATCAGCAGAGCAGTCACAACAAAAGGAGCAAATCGAGTATTCATTCATGACGCTCAAGGAATACTTAAAAGCACCAGATGCTGTGCAGGTAATTGATGTCCGATCGGAGCAAAGTAGACAGCGAAGCAAGAAAGAAGTTCCTGGAGAGATATGGATTAACCCATATAAGAAGAACCCCCTCGATGATTTCATTGCCCAGCAAGATAAATCAAAGGCTTACATGATCTTTTGCTCATGTCCTGACGACGGTTATTCTATTCGTGCAGCGCAGATTCTATTTCAAAATGGGTTTACGAACGTCAAGGTCTTAAAAGACGCCGCAAAACATATTGAAAAAGGTCGCCTGCCGATGGTAGATATGAAGGGAGAGAAAGAATAATGAGACGCACTGCTCTACTCACAACGATGCTTGTGGCACTGTTATCCACTACGGTATTTGCTGCAACACCGCAAGCAGAAGAAGGCTCTATTGCAAACTTTGTCCTCGCCTCTGAAGCGGTACCACCAGAACTAGGCTCTATTGTCGGCACCTATAACCATCGTATGATCTACCTAAAACGTGGTTGTTGTAGTCATCACAAAGGTGTATGTGGTTGTGAAAATGGACGGGTAAAATGCTGCGACGGGTCTTTCAGTCCAACTTGTGGATGTTAAATAATGCTTGATCTAATCGCAATAAGTCTCGGACAGGCTCTTGTACCCTTGCTTTTGTCTACGATCATCACAGCCACGCTCAAAAAAGCGGGCGTTCTCAATCACCTCTATCGCATCAAAATGCTGATTGCATACACACTGATCTCCTGCATCGGAAATATGTTGATGCCAATCGAATCATGGCGCGTTGTATTGCTCGGTATGACCATGCTGCTGCTGATCGGCGCATTCCTCTCTCTAATGTTCTACCTCTATGTTTTGATTCGCTCACGCAGGAAGTAACCTCTACACGCCAATCAAACTGTATGCGGATCAAATATAGTGTTTTCACCGATCAAAACACTTGTAACTTGTTGATTTCATTGGGTTCATTGGACAGGATCAAAATAGTTCAGAGCATTCCGCTATACGGTCTAACCGCCTCGCATCCGACACGGTTAAACTGGTCGAATTCGACGGGGTTAGAAAAACAATTTGTTCGGAAATGCCGAACAACTCAACTAGGAAAAATCGGCTCTTTTTTCCACTTGGATCTTCAACTAGGAAAAAATCGCTGTTTCTTCCCACATAAGAAAACGCCCCCTCTGCGCCAACAGAGAGAGCGTTCGCACGTATCCCCGTAGAGATATACGCACTACCCAAGCGAAAGTATATCACACCTTCGGGGATTATTCCACAACGAATCCTTCGGAGGTGTATTATTATGGCAAAAAAGGCAACAATCCGCACCCGCAAACGGGGCAAAACCTACTCCTACTCCTTTGATGCGGGTAAGAACCCGGTCACAGGCAGGCGCAAGATGATCGAAAAAGGAGGATATGCGACAGAGCAAGAGGCATATGATGCAGGTGTCGCCGCCTATGCCGACTGGAAGTCCGGCAACATCGGCATCACAAGCGAGCGGATCAAACTCCGCGACTATCTCACCGCATGGCTCGAGAATGTCGCAAAGCCGAGCATCGCGCAAGGGACATACATCAACTATAGATCCGTGCTCCATGCGCGCATCATCCCATATCTCGGCGGTCTTGTGTTGCAGGACGTGCATCCGCGTGATATCGACGCATGGGTGAAACGCCTCGCTGCGGAGGGTCTCGCAAAACGGACGATCGAAGTGATCAAAACGATCCTGTCAACGGCTCTAAAATACGCCGTTTATCCGGCGGAGATCATCGCTTCAAACCCCTGCACGGGCATCAGCATCCCCCGCTCCGCCCCCATAAAACTCACGCAGCGCGTCATTATCTCCCCCGAGATATTTGCAACGGTATTGGAGAAGTGCCCCTTCGGGCACAGGTGTCATATTCCCCTCCTGCTTGCCTACCACACGGGAGCACGTATCGGTGAGATATTAGGGCTCACATGGGATGATATCGACCTGCAGGACGGCGTTCTGCATATCCGCTATCAGCTTGCAACGAGATCCCAGCAGGGACAGCTCTATTATACGCCGCCAAAAACAGAATCGAGCAAGCGCACGATTCTGATCGACCGTGTTCTGCTCACTGCCTTGCGGCGTTGGAAAATGACGCAGGCACAAAACGAGCTCTATTTTGGCGATGCCTATCAGATCATCTATGGAAACGGTACGGGACAGCTGCGCACCGCACCAAAGATCGAAGCCCCGACAGAAGACGCGAAGCGCCTCCCATTTGTTTGTACGGATGATTTCGGTCTGCCTGTTCTCTATGACGCCGTTCGGTATGTCCTGCATCCGTTCGGTCTCAACGCACATAGCTTCCGCCACACTCATGCGACAAAACTCATCGAAGCCGGTGCAAAACCCGTCGACGTTGCCGCTCGCCTTGGTCATGTCAATCCGGCAATCACGCAGAATCTTTATACGCACGATACGGAAGAAATGCAGCGCGAGACAATCGCGATCTTCTCTCGAATTGTAGACAAGTGA